AAGATGCAATGAGCTGGGAAGTTGGAAATTTCGACATGTGTGAATGGTACCGTTCAAACTTGTTGCCTGTTCATACAGCTGGAACAGCTGGCGTAAGCGCTCTTACATTAACTGTAAATGCTACTCCGGTTCCTGATGTAAATGGTGATGTATCTTCAATCGTGTTCTCAGTATCCGGCGCTCCTGGTGCTGATGCTAGCATGATTTTAAAACATGATAAGTTACAATTTAGCGATGGCGTAGCTGGCGTATCTAACGTTAGATTCATGACCTTTGTTGGCCATCAAGTAACTGGTTTACCTATTCAAATGAGAGCTACTGCAGATGCCGCTTCTACTGGCGGATCATTAGTTACTGTAACTTTTGACCCACCTTTGAATGCTCAGGCTAACAATAAAGACCAAAATCTAAATACTCCTATTTTGGTTAACATGGAAGCAACAGTTTTACCGAGCCATAGAGCTGGTTTAATTACAAGTGGTGATCCATTGTACTTAGCTATGCCAAGACTACCAGACCAATCACCGTTTGTTACTGGAAACGCGATTGATTCTGATACTGGCGTATCTGTTCGTCAAACTTACGGAACATTATTCGGACAAAACCAACAAGGTTTCGTGCATGACTGTTTGTTTGGTAAAGCATTGGTAGCTGATTATGCGATGAGCGTAATCTTCCCACTTTAATTTAACCCGGGGCGCTAAGCGCCCCTCACTACGAGGATTTAGCTTATGTCTATTAATAATCCAGTTGCAGCATTAAGCCGTGGTTTCTTAGCCGGTTTAAGACTTAGCAACGATTCAACGACTCCAGACGAGCTGGTTGGCGTTTCTGCTGGTTTTTGCCGGGATTCTACAGGTCTTTATACTTTAGAAATATTAAACGCAACTACAGTTAGTAATGTAGTAAGCGGTATCGGCGGCATAGATACAGGATCAGTAGCAGCAAGCACACTGTATTCTGTGTATATAATCGGCGATTCAAGCGGCTCTAAAGGTGTTGGTCTTATCTTGTCTACTGTTCACACTGGCGCTATAACATTCCCTACTGGATACGATATCTTTCGTCGCCTAGGGTGCGTTAGAACTGACGGAACTAGCGATAACTTCCTATTTTTCCAAACAGGAAATGGCAACGACAGAACTATGATGTATGACTCAGGTACGCTTGGTCTTACTACTGTAGGGATTGCAATTCCATCATCGGCAACCGCAGCATCACAAACACTTGTATCAATCGGAGTATTAACTACTTTGATTCCTCAAGTAGCTTTAGAAGTGCTGGTATATACTAGCTTAACTCCTAATGCAGCCGGAGATAGCGTTTCGCTGACTGCTTTTGGTGCTGTAGCTGGTCTAACAGGCTATGCATGTAATGAAGAAGGTAATGTTGCTGCTCAGTTGTTGCGTGTTCCATGCGGTCTAAATACTGTCATGCAAGTAATGTATGCAACAAGCTCTGCTACTGCGACTGTAGCATTCAGATGTGCCGGTTACATAGACGAACTTTAATTGAGGCACGGCGCTAATTTGCGTTAGCGCCTTTTCTTTAATTAAGAGGGATGATAAATGGCAATTACTGTCACGCAGCTTATTACTCAGGCTTTTTATGTGTCAGGGATCGTATCTCGTGATTTCGAGACGGTAACTGGCGACCAGCTCATACATGGCCAGCAAATCTTAGACGATTTACTCGCTGAGAAGCTGATTGATGATAAAGCCATTCCTTATTATACAAATCAGTCCTTGACCATGGTTGTTGGCCAAGAGCAGTACGACGTCGCCAATCTTATAGACGTAGACTCAATGACTTATGTTATTGATACGGTTCGTTATCCTATGTGGCAAGAAGCAAGCCGTACTGATTATTTCGGAGAGGCCCGCGCAAATAACGTGGAGTCACTTCCTTATAAATACAGGGTAGAGCGAACATTAAATGGCTCGAGTATTTACTTATACTTTAAGCCCGACGTTGCTTATGTTGCTGAAATTTGGGGCAAGTTTGGGTTGGCCGTTACCACCAGCATAGTTCAAAATTTGCTGCTTACTTATGACAGGTATTATCTAACATTTCTTAAGTATGAATTGGCTGAAAGATTATGCACAGAATATGAATACAGTGTTCCAGTAGGTTTAGATCGCACGTTAATCAGACTGAGAAAACAGATATCTAAGAAGTCAGCTGTTTTAGATTTAGAGCTGCAGATTACATCCACCCTTGGAGGCCAAAGCTCTTTATCTTACGGTCAGGTAAATTTGGGCAACGCATGGACAAGATAGAATGATAAAATCCAGCAACACACCAGGCTCTAAAGAAATAGCTATAGACGTTGTTGGCAGCTCCACGTTCAGCCGATATTCTACAATCAATTCTCAGAAAACCTACAACATGTTCGTCTCTGATAATTGGCTGGTATCCTTTGCTGGTTATAAGCGCGTGTTGGACTTGGTGACCCCTAATGCTGGGGAAGGGCGAGGTCTTTTTAACTCTGTTCGCGGCAAGTTTATGCTTATAGTTATCGGCCAAAAAGTTTTTAAGATTAGTCCTACTTTAGCTGTAGAGCCTTTGTCGGGATTGCTGGCTACATCCAGCGGCGAAGTCTCTATCGATGAGAATCTCGGTAGTCAGATTTGTATTGTTGACGGAGTGGATGCATATATTTATAACCATGCAGCTGCTGGGCCTCCTCTTCTAGTTGCCCAGGATGTCACTGGCAGTCTTCAGCCAAATTTAACTCCTAATTATGTCGAATATCACAATACTTTTTTCTTATTCGGTAACGGAAAGACGGACACGCAAGGCTCTAAATGGTATGCGTTTAAGCAGAATGCTTCCACAACCATTATAGAAGAGGCTGAATTAGCTTTACAGACCAAGCCAGATTTTGCTATAGCTGTCCAGCGCTTGCCTGGCCAGTCTAATAATGTGATTGTATTTGGCCGAGCCGTCTGTGAGATTTGGACGCAGGTTCCAACTGTTGCCGTGTATCGCCGTAACTCAACTGTCAGCATAGATACGGGTTGCGTTTCGGTTTCAACTATTGCCTCAAGTGACAGGAGTGTCTTTTGGCTCGGGACTAACGAAACAAATTCACCTGTTATCATGAGTTATAGTGAGAAGGGCGCACAAGCTATATCCACAGATGGGATAGATCATCAGCTTCAAAGTGTAATTAAGCCAGAAAAGTCTACCGCTTTGATTTATAGACAGGATGGACATTTATTCTATCAGCTCACATTTTTTGACACAGCGGATAATTTTACTTTAGTATTCGACGTTGGTCTTTCAGTATTTTATAACTTGTCAGATCAGTGTTTGGATTACCATCCGGCGCGTCAGCAGGTCTTCTTTAATCGTAAGTGGTATTTCGCATCTTTAAATAACGCATCGCTTTACGAATCGTCTACCGACTTGACTACTATCGACGAATCATTAGGTGAGGCCACAGCGGACGCGTCTGACTTTATCTTTGAGATACAACGTATTCGCATTTGCGACACTGTTCGCTCCACTAATAGCCAGCGCTTTAGACCTAACTCTTTCACTATGACTTTGGAGCAGGGTAACGATCCTGATTGTACTGGTCGAAGAGAAGTTATTAATATTATAACTGAAGTGTTAGAAGAAATTGTTATTACTGAAGAAGGTCAAGACTTGGTTACAGAAAACAGCTTGAGCGATATAGCGATTGCTTATTGCCCACGTATTGATTTATCTTTTTCTAAAGATGGCGGGGTTACATGGAGTAATACAGTAGGTCGTGAATTGCAGCCTTTAGCTCATCGTCAAAACATATTAAGCTGGTACAACATGGGTGCCACTAACAGCTTTATAATAAAGTTACGTTTCTGGGGAACTTCCAGGTTTGTTGTTTTCAACGGCATTTTGGAGATTTATTGATGTCCAATTTTATACCCATCGTTACATTTGTTTTGCAAGAGGACTACACTGATTACCATGAAGAGTTTAATCAGACTGTACAGAATTTATTAAGTGACAACGGCTGGGTTCATCCGCAACTATCTAATGCCAACATTACCACATTAACAGCGGTAGGCGGATTGGGGATACCAGTTGCATCCCAGTGGTATAACAGCGACACAAACAAAATGCAGATTATGACAGTCGGCGGAATTGAAACAATAACTAGCGCGTAAGGAATTTAATATGGGATTTTTTAGTAATGTAGGAAAGATGCTGGGGTTGAATAACCCAGCCGAAGGAGCGCGCCCGTATTTAGATCAGATCCCTAATCTGGGCAGAGACGCGTATCAAGGTTATATAAACCAAGGCCGAGATGTAGATCCAGGTTTACAAGAACGATACCAGGGATATGCTGATAATGCGCCAACAGATGAATATAATCGGATGGCTCAAGACCCCAGCCAGCTTATTAATAGTCTTATGCAAAGCTACCAGCAGTCTCCATATCAAAAATATAAACAAGAGCAACAACTCAAAGCTGCTGGTGCCGGTTCAGCTGCTGGTGGGTATGCAGGCACAGAGCAAGACTTAATGCAGCGCATGCAGCTTGTTAGCCAGTTATCAGGCGACGATATGCAGCAGTGGATTGACAACCTTATGGGCGTTCGCAATCAAGGCATGAGAGGCCGACAGTACCAGGCTGACCAAGGTTTAGCTGGTCTAGGTGGGATCTCCGACAGGGGCTACCAGGCTTCAGGAAACATGGCAGATTACATAGGTTCGGCGCTGGGGCAAAGAGCACAGGCAGAAATGACTGGTGCCAGCCGGCAGGCTCAAGCAAGGTCCGGCTTTTTCAATGCCGCAATTGGCGCTGGATCAAATGCATATGGAGCGTCTCAGGGTCGGATGGGCGATGAAGCGATTGGCGAGGGCCTGAAGGCTGCAGCAGCAGGTGGGGGATAATATATGCCATTACAAACATTTGATTTTAGATTAGGTGGCGGTTCTTCTGATTTCTCAGGTCTGCGTGATGCTGTCAAAAATTATTATGAGGGAAAGCAAAGTGCTATTGATACCAAGTATGCGCCCCAAAGATATCAAAGTGAGATAGATTTTAAAAACTCTCAAGCCAACAAAGCAAATGTTGAAGCTCAATTTGCTCCTGAAGATTACAGAACCCAGGCTTCATTACGCAGGGCGCAAGGCAACAAAGCGCAACAAGAAGCAGAACAGATCCAGCATAAACGAGATTTAATAGAATATTATCTTGGAAGGGGGCAGGGGCAACAGCAACAGCAACAGCAACAGCAACAGCAACAGCAACAGCAACAGCAGCCTGAAGACAGCGCCAAGTTTAATGTTGATGGAAACAGAAACCCTCAAGAGCCTAGAACGCCGCATCAGGCTGTTAATTCTATGAGTCCGCTTGCAGAGGCTCTTGTATCTAGTTATTTAGGGCTTCCAGAATCTAAGTCATACCTCACGTCAGATAATAATTTATATCGCGACAGTGTGTTCGGCCAAGGGACCACCACATCTATTGGCCTCACAGAGAAGGAGAGAGAGCAGGACAAGTCGAGAGTTAAGCAAGCAGAGGCTGCTATCAACAAAAATACTGAAGCAATCAATAAAGATTTAGGCTTAGATTTTGCGTGGGATGCAGTGGGCAACATATTAGAGAATAACCGCGACGACATCAAAGAGATAGTTGGACCAGCAAACAGCAGGTTTCCTACTGTAGGTCCCAATAGACGCAAGATAGAGGGCGAGCTTGATGCTGCTCTTGGCACAATCGTGCTTGATACTGCTCAAGATATTAAAGGCGCATGGAACGAAAGAGATCAAAAACTTGTCGATGCTTTTAAGCCATCTAAGACGGATACTTTTGCAACCTTTGAGGGTAAGTTTAAAGGATCGTTATTGTTGAAGAAGGCATTAAGACAGCGTAGAGAAATTTACAATGGTCTGTTACAGCAAAACGTTCCGGAATATCAAGCCGCTGCAATGGCAGAAGAGCAGACAAGTCTCCCTGCTATAAAGGCTGAAATCGAAGATAGATATGGTGAAAAAATATATTTCCAGAAGCCTAACGGTAAGTATGTTTCTATTTCCACTTTGGCTACTAAAGAGATAGACGAAGCCAGAAGGTCTAAAGATCTGAAGGAGAAGAGAAAATGAGCAACTGGTGGGACGATGCGCCCGAATTAGAAATTGCTGATATACAATCAGAAAC